ACGAAGGAAAAGCGGAACTCGTTCTAATTCCTCTATCAATGCGCATGGCTGGACCACGAGAGGCCGTATTACACGCAATAATCCGCAAAAACTACGGATGTACCCACTTCATCGTCGGGCGCGATCACGCCGGCCCAAGTTATAAAAAGAAAGATGGGACCGATTTCTATGGACCATACGACGCCCACGCGCTCGTCGAAAAATACAAGAGGGACATAGGTATTGAAATTGTGCTATCCCAAATGATTGTATATGTCGAAAATTTGGAGAAATATCTACCTATGAATGAAGTTCGGGTTGGGGCAGGTGGTGATAAAGTATTAAACATTTCCGGAACCGAACAGCGCCGTTTACTTAAAACGGGGGCCGAAATCCCAGCGTGGTTCTCATTCCCTGAAATCGTCGATGAGCTTCGCCTCGAATACCGGATGCTTAATAAAAGGGGACTCTGTATATATCTTACGGGCCTAAGCGGAAGCGGTAAATCCACTGTGGCCAACTTTTTGATGGAGAAAATTATGGAGAATGAGAAGGAAAGAAAAATAACGATGTTAGATGCCGATGTCGTCCGAACTAATTTAAGTAAAGGACTCGGGTTCTCTCGGGAAGATAGAAGCACAAATGTCAGGAGAATTGGATACGTTTGTAGCGAGATAGTGAAACACGGTGGAATCGCCATCGTCGCGAATATCGCCCCATACGAAGATGACCGCAAACATAACCGCAGTGTTATTGAAGGCGCCGGTGGAACCTACGTTGAATGCTTCGTGGATACAACTCTCGAAAAATGCGAGGAACGGGACGTCAAAGGACTTTATGCTTTGGCGAGGAAAGGGGTAATTAAGGAATTTACTGGAATCAGCGACCCATATGAGAGACCTGTTAATGCCGAAATTGTTATTAATGGTGAAATGAATCTGGATGTCATAATTGGAGAAATAATTGACTGGCTTAATAAGAAGGAACTGTTGTAATCACATTATGGAACATCTTGATGCGGATTCGATTGCATTCGTCCCGAATGGTGTAACATTTTTGGGACTATTGAGGATTGTGGGAGCGACTGGTTGATTTGATGCTGGATTTTTTGAATTGCTGGGTTGTTGCTGATTTGATAGAGCACTTGATGCTGGATTGTTTGAATTGCTGGGCTGTTGCTGTAATATAGGCTGTTTTAATTGCGATAATGTAGTTTGATTCCAATTTTTTGAATTTGACGGATTTTTAGTTTTCGGATTATATGAACCCGATAATGCTGGATTGTTTAAACGTTGTTGCGGATTTGATAGAGCACTTGATGCTTGATTTGTTGAATTGCTGGGCGGTTGTTGTGGATTTGATGGAGCACTTGATGCTTGATTTGCTAATAAAGGCACTTTTAATTGAGTCATTTTATTACTTTCAGTCTTATTTCTTGAAAAAAGACTTTGAAAAGAGAATCCTCCTCCACTTTTAATTTCATTTTTCTTTTTAGACTGAGTGGTCTTCTTCTTATTTTTTTGTTGTTTCCGTTTAGGTTTTTTACCAGATTTATTATTCATATTATATTATAATATATAAAATGAATCTCCGATTTTTAAATTCAAGAAAAATAATAAATATAATTGAAATGGCATCCCAACTCATCCTCCAAATATACCATCGTGATAACTTTATGGTTGAAATAAAAGAAGATAAATCTCCCCTAACAGAAGCCGACAAAAAAGCGAATGAATACATCTGTAATCAATTAACGAGCCTCTACCCCGACATTCCAATCATATCCGAAGAAAACAAAAATGAGGAATACAAAATTCGCTCCAAATATAAATATGCTTGGCTTATTGACCCACTCGACGGAACAAAAGAGTTCATTCGCCGAAATGGCGAATTTACTGTAAATATCGGGCTCATCTATTTAGGCGTCCCCGTCGCCGGTTTCGTAAATATCCCATGTACCGGAATAACATACTGGTCCATAAAAGGATGTGGCGCTTGGAAGAAAAATTATAATGAAGAAGACTCCGTCATGATTGAATCGCGCGATGGTCCCATTAAAAAAAGGAAAACCATCGTTTTAGCAAGCCGGTCCCATATGAATGAAGAAACAGTCCAATATATCTCAAAATTAGGTGAAGTAGAACTCAAAAATGTCGGGAGCTCAATCAAAATGATGTGGATTGCCGAAAATAAGGCCGATGTTTATCCAAGAATCGCACCCACTATGGAATGGGATACCTGCGCATCTGACGCAATCTTGCGCGAATTAAGAGGAGGATGTATGATATACGGGAAAGAAAGAGAAAATGAAGATGAAGATAAAGATAAATATTTGATTTATAATAAGGAATCACTATTGAATCCATCATTCATTGCGATGCTAAATTCAAAGTCATAATGAGTCCATTGTGGTCGCTATGACTATGATCACCTATTAAAATTGGATGTGGAGACTCTGAGGGGACTAGAAAATTTGTAATTATCCTGTCGAACCGGCTTTTTTTGAAAGTAGGTGGAGAATCTATCTCATAAAGACCCTCAATATCCAATGGGTTATTGAGGATCAAATTTGTATCACCCATAAGAATTATCGGTGAATTTGGAGGAATAATCGATTTTATATAAAGCAATTGATTCATTTTAAGAGGCTCTGAATCAGTTGCGTTAAAAATACTCTCCAAATGAAAGGTCCCAATATATACAATTTGTGTGGATGGTAAAATAATATTTGTTAACAATAAATTACGACCCATTGAGGTTTTTGGTAATGGATAACGGTCATAACGAACACACGGATACCGGCTCAATATAAGCGTATTATATTGATGCTGGAATTGCGCCCCGAACCGATTCGGATAATCTGGAAGCTGGAATGAATTGACCATTGAATGCGGAATCTCCTGTAAACAAATAATGTCTGGATTCTGGATTGAAATAATGGATAATATCCGAGTTATACGCTCCGAAGTTAAATCCTTAAAATGAATATTCCATGTTAAAACTTTTAGTTGTGTCATTTTAAATTATGTTATAAATTATACTGATTTTTATCAATTTTTACTTTACTTCATTTGGTTCAATTGGACCAAATGAATGAACAAATGAAATGAACTACTCTGGTTTTGGGTCCAAAGATAAATCGCTAGAAACGTGATTGACAATAATATTGATTGTATTCAAAATAAACAATGAAATATTTAATATCTGTATCCGCCTGTCAATAATCTCATATTCTTCTTGTTGAGATAAAGAGCTGGCCGATTCTTCCGACGCTTGGTCCGTGCTTGAAGGGCTCGGGCTCGGACTCGGGCTCTGGTTCTCATCTTCATCATTTTCAAAAGAAGCCGGAATATCATCATCAATTGATTGAAAAATCGGTTCGTTTTGAACAATCACACTCTCATTTTGTTCCGGTTCAATAGAAACAATTTGATTATCCTCCGGATTTACAACAAGAATATTATGTTGGGCTGGCTCTTGGACCGGCTCTTGGACTGGCTCTTGGACCGGCTCTTGGACCGGCTCATCAATCAATTGCTGATTCGGATTTCCAAATGGTGGATTTCCGATTACAATATCAAGCAATTCTAGTTCTGGGACCGGCTCTTCTACCAGAACCGGCTCAGGCGGAGGTGGAAAATTATATATTTCCCACGGGTCATTATTATTAAAACCTCCGAACTGCGGAAAACTATTTGGTGCGCGACACATTGGACACTTCCCACGAGACAAATGTGATGCTGAACTCCAAGAAAGACGAATACATGTCTGATGAAAAACATGTCTACATTTTGAACATTCCGCAATATCAGTATCGAAATCTCCATAGCAAATTGAACAATATTCGTCCCTCTCAATCGAAATTTGATTTTGTGGATTTCCATAGCGCTCCATCTTTTTAATATCAATGATTCTCATGATATTTTCCAAAATACGACCCAAATATAGCGGGTTCATCAATTCATTCAATAACATAACATTATTTAATATATCATCATTTTCAGAAAGACAAAGTAATTTAAACATATGCTTACATATCGGCTTAACACTGCGTTTCTGATAGTCCGGACAATCACACGTGATAGCCTGTTCTGAAAAGAAAACTTGATATGTAATACCACGAACTCCTTTTATAGAAACAATAAAACTTCCATCGTCATTTTTTGTGAAATTAATAATTTTCATTGGTGAAACTCTTAACGCCTTATTCTTCCGAAATGTGATAGACCTCGGAGTATTCGCAAAATATGTAAGCGGATTTGGATAGGGATTTTGATTTTGAACTAACTGATTCATTTTTTATTTTGTAAATAAAATTATCATTTAATTATTCAATTTTTCAGAAGCCGATTGAGCGCCGGTATAATAACGTTTATGTCATTGGTATGACATTTAATATGATTCAGTGATAGGGTGGCGGAAATAACATCGAAAAACTCCCATTCGCGCCCACATACCACTTCAAATATGGTGGTCGAGCTTTTACAAAAGAACATATTCGACATTCCCGCCCCGTGCGCGCATATTATAAAAGAGGCGCCGTGAAAATAGCGGACCTGTTCCTCAAATGAGAGGCGTTCAAGATAGAGGGCGCGAAAATTGGAGCCGTGTGCGTGTTCTAAATGCGCTAAAAGACGGTCAATTTGGTCAATCTCACGGCGCTCCTTCCCCGTCGTTATATTCGTGTTTAGGGGCTTCAAATAAGGGTCATCTATTAGTGAGATGCGGTCGTCGCGCTTTATTAAAAGAATTTGGGGGGAATTGGAGAGAGGGGACGAGGGTATATAATACCGGTTGAAAATGAAATCACGAAATTCATTAAAATAGTCGATTGTCGAATAATCCTCCTTCATTTTATAAATAAGAGGGTGAGGCGCCAGTTGGTCGAATTCTTCTTTTAATAATTCTCGGTTTCGCGTCCCCATAACCTCTTCATATATTTTGGAAAAATTACCGATAGTTTGATGAATTGACTTCTCACGAATAACCTCGTCTTGTAAATAGATTTTGTTAATAATTTCCGGAAATAAACAATCACACAAAAAATGGGCGTAATGAAATAAACTACCTTTTTTGCGTCGGTTGATAACTTTTATCATAAACTTTTTTAGAAAAACTTTTTTAGAAAAACTTTTTTAAAAAAAAAGTTTAATCAAAAAAGAGTATATATTAGAAAAATTAGTTTATATAATTGTTAAAAAAAGAGTATATATTAGAAAAATTAGTTTATATAATTGTTAAAAAAAGAGTATATATTAGAAAAAAGTTGATGAATTAAAGTTTAATCAAAAATACCGAGCAAAAATAAAAGGGAGGGGGGAGTTATTGGGGAAGGAAAATTTTATGAAGGTACTGTGGGTCGCTTTATTATTGCTCATCTAATAGCATCAAAGCCATCGCAGAATAATTATGTAAATCCAATAATGTATCGCGAATTTTTTCATCATTTACCAAATTAACGCCGTTCTTTGTTATCGACATCGAGCGCTGTAATTTATCCTCAATTCGCATTAAAACGCCAATTACACCATATTTCGCAAATGCGTCGCCGTAATCGATGTTTTTTTTGGTAAATAGTTCCAAGGCTTCTAATTGTATGGATTTCATTTGCTCAACTCGGGATGACATCTCGGAATATATAATAATAATATAAATGAATGTTTTATATTCGTTTTTAGGGGGTGGGGACGCGGATAAAAATAAAAGGGGGGGGGAGAAGTTATTGGAGGTTTGAAAATTTTTTGAAGGTTGTTCGGCGGGGTATTTTGGTGAATTGATTGCGGGTTTATGAACGGGCGCCATGTTAGTGAAAAATGGATTGCTTTTAAAAGCAATCGGAAATGCGATTTTCATAAAGGATTTGGATTTCATAAAAATTTTATAAAAAAGTTCATAAAATTTTTATAAAAAGTTCATAAGATTTTTATAAAAAGTTCATAAAATTTTTATAAAAAGTTCATAAAATTTTTATAAAAAGTTCATAAGATTTTTATAAAAAGTTCATAAAATTTTTATGAAAATAGCGTTTGAATGTTAGGATTGTATAAAATTTATTTTATATTTATATTTGTAATTAATAATTCAACCGAACCTTTTAATTTATTCGATAAATACTTTCTAATACAATTATTCATTTGATTAATTATTTTTAGTGTTTTATTTATAATATTCATATTTAATTTTAGACAACAAAATCCATATATTTGTATATTTTTATATACATAGTAAATAGATAATTTATATCCTTTTTGACATGGCTTATCTTTGTCTAAATTATGAATACATCCATATCCTAAAAATTTGCCCAATGTAAGATGATTCAATTTATTTTTGCTATCGAAAAATTCAATATTCTTTGGATTAGTTATATTTGAAATAAAATAATACGAATCTCCAGAATTCCATACATCTCCATATTTTTTATATAATAAATTATATTTATCTAATATATTTTCAAATTTACTACTTAAATTCGATGAAATATTTATATAACAACCTTTTTTAATTTTTTTGTAAGTCATATATATATTAAGGCTATCTCCTCGTAGTAAGAATTTTGATAGCTCCAATTTATTCAGAGAATTATATAATTTTTCATCCTTATTTTTCATTCTTTATATTATTTAATATTTTTAATAATAAATGAGACAGAATTGATAATATAAATATATCGAGCAATTAGTAAAAGGGGTGGGGGGAAGTTATTAGGGGAGGAAAATTTTTTGAAGGTTGTGCGGGCCGGTTTTGGTGAATTGATTGCGGGTTTATGAACGGGCGCCATGTTGGTGGAAAATGGATTGCTTTTAAAAAATTGTAAAAGCAATCGGGAATGCTAGGTTTCATAAAAATTTTATGCGGGAGATTTTCATAAGAATTTTATGGTTTTATTTTCATAAGAATTTTATGGTTTTATTTTCATAAAAATTTTATGGTTTTATTTTCATAAAAATTTTATATTTTTATTTTCATAAAAATTTTATAATTTTATTTTCATAATAATTTTATGATTTTATTTTCATAATAATTTTATGGTTTTATTTTCATAAAAATTTTATGGTTTTATTTTCATAAAAATTTTATATTTTTATTTTCATAAAAATTTTATATTTTTATTTTCATAAAAATTTTATAATTTTATTTT